AAATTTTGAAATATCTGGTAAAGATGATAATGACAATCAATTAATATTATCCGATGAAACAAATATATTTCCTAATGGTGATTGGGTAATTGATTTAACACATTATGATAATTCATATATAAACTTTAATAATGAAAGATATATTAAAATTTACTTTAATAATGATTACTCAAAATTATATATGTTCTTAAATGAAGATGATTACAGAATATTTATCTTAAGTATACGTCAAATAAGTTAGATTAAATTTGATTTAAAGAATATCTATAATTATAATAAACTATATAGTGATAATGGTAGTAACGAAAAATATTATTAATATAGCTATTCAAAACTACGAAAAATTTTATAAACTTTTACCCGGAACCGCCACATTAAGAATGGTTACAGGATCAAGTGCTGGTGTTTTGGGATGGCTTAAATCAGGTCCTGAACCTATTAATCGTGAATTAACAGAATATTTAAGTAAACTAGATAATGAGATATCATTTCTAAAAGAAATAGATGAAATAAATAGGAAACAAATTGAAGAAGAAAAAATTGCTACAGAGTATTCAAATGCTCAGAAAAAGTTTTCGTATCATTTTGAGGAGCTCTATAAATTATGTAAAGAAAATTCGTGGGGTGATCCATTTAGTTATGCTAGATCAAGAGAAATTCATTTGGCAAACACATTAAATCACAAAGTATCTAAAACTCTTAGTGGAGCTGACGCGATAGATGAAGATGGTGAATGTGAATATAAAACTACAGTAGGTAGTAAAATTTCAGCAACTTACAACGGCATATCAGTACAAGATACTTGGGAAGAACAAGTGAAATATCTTAATGAAGCGAAGATCTGTAAGTATAAAAATCATTATTTTGCTAGATATGATGGAGCTAAAATTTGCGAAGTATACAAAATGGATTGTCAGAAGGTAATTGAGGGATTGCTTCCTAATCTAAAAAAACAATATGAAAAAGATAGTAAAGGAAAAGATCCAAGATTGGGATATACTCTTAATCACAAATATATAGTTGCAAACTCTATCAAAATTATTTAATCATTATTTCTCTAATTTCTCGATAGTCTTATCATAATAAACTTTATTCACTTCACATCCCTTAAATCTTCTCCCTGTATTTTTACAAGCTATCGCGGTAGTACCTGATCCTAAGAATGTATCCAATACCAAATCTCCTTCATTTGAATGTTTTTTTATTATATCTTCAAATAGTGCCAATGGTTTTTGTGTGGGATGAAATCTATATTTTCCACTCGGAAATGGATAATAATACAATCCATTATCATACTTACTGTTAAATGTGGGATTTGAACCTTTAACCCCCAATATAGCATATTCTTTACAATTAGTTAAATAATTAACTTTTGAATTTCGTGGTTGTGGGTTTGTCTTTATCCATTCAATAATTCGTGGTTGTTTAAATTTATATTTTTCCATTATTTCTAATACAGCAGTAATCTTCCATAAATCAAAGAAGACAATTAATGTTCCACCATTTTTTAATTTTTTATAATATTCTCCTATGAATTTATCGAGAGCATCCATATTAAAATGTTTATCCCAATCACCATAATCGGTTTTAATCGCGAATTTATTTCCATAAATGCTACCTGTTTTGAGATAATTATCTTTCATTTCTTCTTCACTCATATTTTCTTTTTTTCCGATATATCTTCCTTTCACTTTATTCCATTGTTCATCTGTTTTAACTCTTATAATACCCATTTCTTTATTTTGTTCCATCTTTTTATGATGAATATTCATACCCGATTCTTTTGAAATAATGTAAGGTGGATCAGTTAAAACGAGATTTACTGATTTATCTTCTATAGTAGATAAATAATCGAAACCGTCAATATGCTGAATTTCTATATCTTCTTCTTGATAAAAGGAAAATGTATGGACTATATTATTTATGATATGAGTTAGTAATTCTTCTATGATAAGTGAAGTTTCATCATTATTTTCATCATTTTCATCATTTTCATCATTTTCATCATTTTCATCACTAATTATCATTTTCATTTTTTCTTTCTTTTTACATATAGTTTTCCTTTTAAGATGTTTCGCATAACTTGGGGCGTTTTTAAATTCTTTATTACATCTATCACATACAAAAGACATATGATTACACAAATATAAAAAAATAATCTTAAATCTATATCAAATTTTATTATAAAAGAATTCTTATATTAATTTCATTATTGAAGTAAAATTCTGCATTGAATATTTATTTTATTAAATTCACATTGAAGAAGTATTTCTTTCATAGTATTATGAGCATTTTTACCGTGAAAGCTAATTCCTAAATCTTCCAGAAAAGAATAACCCTTTTCTTTAAACATACCTATTTTTATATCATTATTTGATATTGGTAAAGCCCGAATTATTTTAACTCCATCACCTATTAAACGATATATATATATAAGTAATGTACGATAAGATAAAATATCGACATTTTCATTATTAATCTTACATTCAATTATTTTACTAAATGTTAGATCAATTTCATTAAGATCACTTAATTTAGAAACGTAAACTTCTTTTATTTTTTTATAAGTAATTATTCCTGTTTTATTATCTCTATGAATGATATATTTATCCAACTCAATTTCAATAGGTTTTACAACTATTTCATCGTCTGTTTGAGAAATTATTGTGAGTAATTCCATATTATTTTTAATAACAATAAAAAATTTACAATCAAATTTTTACTTATTTTTATTTCTACCAAGTTTCATCGTTTTTAACAACAACCGGCGGATGTTTTTTTCTTTAATTTGATTTAGAGCTTTTATATAACTATTATGATAGTTTGATTTATCGGAATGGTATTTAAGAGTTAAATCTTTATATCGTTAAAGCTAGCTAAAGTATTCTTAATAAATATATCATCAGTTTCTTCTTTTGAATGAGTATATTTATCAATCAAGAGTTCCCTAGCTATCTGATCAATTAATTCAGTTTGAGAGTAGTCCAGTTTATAAATTTCATTCTGAATAATATTAAATAGAAAGAATTCACGATCACCCTTAATTTGTTGCATTAAACTATTCTTCCACATCCAAGCATATAATAAGATTTGTAAATAATGTGATGTTGAAAACTCTCCAACACATTTAAATTCATAAACATTATTATGATCAATTGCGTCCATAATACCAGATAAGTATATTGGTTGATCTATTTCGGGTATTTTTATTTTTGATCCATTTGTGTTTATTTCAAGATAATCTTTATCATCATAATCAAATGATCTTTCAAATTCTAGATTTTCTGTTGTTCCAACAAATTTATCTAAATTTCTCAAACAGATATCAATATGTTCTTGTTTTAGCCAATTAAAGTCTTTAATTTGATTTAGATTACTTTCTATTCTTTCTTTGACAGTTATATAAAAGTTACCCATTCTTAAATAATCAGAAATTGTCTGACAAGGAAAGTTCATTTTTTCTATATAATTTCTAACTAGAAAACTTGGGTTTTTTTCTCTTCTTTTAAATTTTTCAATTTCAATCCATAAAGTAGACCTTTTATCACGATTATATTCCCAAATAGTAGGAATAACTAAACCATTTATATCAGAAACAGCTTCATCACCATATGTACCCTTGATTCTACCCCGTAATTTAAGTTTATTTGAAGGACTGATTTTAATAAATAATTTACTGATTAAGGGTAATATTTTACTTTCAAACTTTTCAGATAAAAATTTAGTAATTTGAGTAACAGTTATTGAATGTTGTTTTATTCGATTAATCACAATAGGATATTTATATTCTAGGCCTCTGATACCCGCCCTAATATTTCTTTTATAACTATCGGGTCCTGAAAAAGAAACGTCACAATATTCTGTTTTATCCAATTCAGGAATAGTTTTCTTAAAGAAGGGTAGTTTTTTAAATGGAGAATTATAACGTACACCGTGAACAACTATTAATTGTTCTAAAGATCTAGAAAAAGCAACAAAGAATGGATTAGGACAATTCATAAAATCTCTAGTATCAGTATCTTGATATTTATAATAACTTTCATCAGCACCTAATACAATAACAAGTTTTCTTTCTCTGCCCTTTGATTTATGATAAGTAATCATAGCTACTTTGTTTTTAAGATCTGAATCTTTAATTTCAGCTTCATCATTATGAGGGATATATACAGGGATATTCTTTCTAGCTAACAAATTCTCAAATTGTTTGATAGGGGTATTCGCTCCACTAACACTTGGTGCTAAAACAAAGATATCATCATATTTATACTCAAGCGTTGTTACACAATGAACTATTACACGATATAAATCGTCCCACAAATAATTTGAATATGGATCTCCGATAATATATCTAACCGGATATCCATCTTTATCGGTTCTAATTTTTTCATAACCTAAAACACACTCATTAATAAATTGACTCACCTGATTAGTTAAACGAAAACTTTGACTAAATTGTATTTCTTTAAATGGGATATCACCATAAATACGATGAGAACAAGTTAAGAATCTAGTATCTGAACCTCTATATTCATAAATACCTTGATCTTCATCGCCAAAGACGAACAAAACACCTTTTTTACCGGGAATAAATCCGATATCATTCATAAATTTATGAATAAGTTTATAAAAGAGTATAGACATATCTTGTGCTTCATCTAAAATGATAATATCAAACTTTGTAAATGCTTTATCCGGTTTTAAATTTAAATTTTTTCGTAAAATATTGTGAATATTTCTATCATCAAATCCTATGGGAGGATAATATGTTGTTGCTAAAGAATGATAACTTTCTATTTCTAAATTATCTAATCCTAAATTCTTTTTCTTTTCTCGGCCTTCCATCTTTAATTGAGAACTAAATGTAACCGAAAGAATTCTTTTATCATTATTTGCTTCAGTAATACCAAATGTTGTTGTTGATTTACCCGAACCTGGAACTGCATTAATTTTCCCACATATTCCATCAATAGAACACTTAACTGGTTCTATTTGTTCAGAACTTAATTTACTTAAAATAGTCATAATCTTATATAATCTTGCAAAGTAATATTTAAGTAAAAAATACAATTAAATCAATTAAATCAAATTTAAACTTCTTTTATTTCATCACATAATTTATTAAATAGAGTATATGACCAATCAATACTCATAAAATAGATTATCATAAATAATGATAATGGAGTTTGAAAAAATATTTCATAATTGTCAAGGATTAATTGGGTCATACATAAAACTCTATAATATGTATAAATTACAAATTCGAATGATGATGATACTAAAAGAATTCTTTTATCAGTTACATTTTTGATAACTAAATAATGACCAAATATAGCTACGTTTGAAATTTCACCATAATGATACAATTCTATAATAATTTTATCGTAATACCCAATATAAAAACATATGAGTCCAATTGAAGATATTATATGATGAATTATATCTAAATAATCACCCTTTCTAATTCTGTATAGATCGTGAAAAAAATAAGTTTGAGAAGTAAAATATATTATCTGTTTTGTTTTGTATGTCGGTTTAATAATATAATTTGTTGATAGCATAGATGCGAATACACTATGTAACAGATTGATTATATTTATCATTTAGTTTCATAATAATAGAAATAATTCTTTAAATTAACTCTTATTGTAATGAATTTGATATAAGAAAGTTATAGTTATTATAAACAAAATATAAAAAGATGGAGAGATTTTCCTGGAAAACACATAGTCGTCTTATAAATGAACTCATACGAGTTTGCAATCATTCTCTTCAGAATGAACCAATTCGAGATCTTTTACCATATTCGGAATGTGGATCTTCTGGTGTTCGAACGGGATTTATTAATCCAGAATTACTAATGATTAAACTCATTAATCATATTCAGGACAGAAATATAGAAGTTTTATCTACTCATTCAGAAAGAAATAATTGGGATTTTTGTGGAGCGACTGATAATGCTGGTCTTCGTTCACCACAAACATTTGACAGACCATTTGTATCAATCCGATCATTAAACGCCGAATTGGTGGATAAGATGCGTAGCTGGGTGATAGGAGTAAATCAGGGTTGTAAAGAATTACACAGGATCGGGGTTCAACAATTTATTCCTTGGTCAATTATTAGAGAAATTTTATCATTTTATCTGAAAATACTTCAGGTGATAATCAAAGAACGTATTGATGATCCAATATATAAAGATGGTGAAACAATTGTATACTCCCATCAAATGGTTACTCGTGAAGAAGAATTTATAGTATCAAAGAAAATATCAAAGGAAAGATCAAAGTGGATGATACAGATTTTGAAAGAAGAGTTTTTACCTTCAATGAGACATTTACACGGATATCAGATTCTCGATGAAGAAAAATGTAAAGAGATAGCGATGAGATGTGAAACTTCTGATGATTTATCAACTAATCGACTATGGATTGTTCACCCATTAGATAGAGACCCACCAGAACAAATAGAATATGAAGATACTTTAGAACCAGAACCAGAACCAGAAAATACTAATCTTAAAATAGATTTACTTAATATTCAGAATTTGATTGATGAAAGAGTTAGAAATCATATACCAGAAGGAGTTTATTTACAACTCGCCGACTCAATGAAAAGAGCTTATGAAAAAGCTTAGTCTTTAATTCCCTAATTTGATGAATTTGATGAATTTGATGAATTTGATGAATTTGATGAATTTGATGAATTTGATGAATTTGATGAATTTGATGAATTTGATGAATTTGATGAATTTGATGAATTTGA